GAAACACATAACTTCGCTTGACACTGCGAGGGCAAAGAAATACCATTGTAGCTGCAGTTGAACCCGCCGTAGCAGTGGTCGCATTAGCGATTTTAAGATAAACAGCGGTGCCATAGGCGATGTTATCAATCTCGACCATGTATAAGGTTCCTGCTGCTCCTGTGGTATTATCGACTGCGGTGTTTGTCGCAGCAGTATCTTGCACAAGCTTTGAGGCAAGAGGATTAGATTGATTGGTAACTGTAACAGCCATGATCTATAACTCTCCTTTTAGTTTTCTTTATTGTAAATAGTCCCAGATAAACGAAAGCCCCCTTCCGAAGAAGAGGGCTTTACATTTTTTTGGTACTTTACTAAACTATTATGATTTAGCTAGTGGCACCTGCCGCACCAAGGAGACCCTGGATAACGACGACACCGTACATATCGGGACGCACCATCTTCTTGGCGTACCGAGTCATCACGCCCTTGCGGGGCACGAAGTCTTCCGGGCCAAAGATGGTCGGTGTGGTCTGTAGCGGCACGTAAGGTGCGTATACATAACCGGACTCTAGGAAGGAAGAGCCGCGACGACCGATGAGGACCACGTTGCGGAGGAAGTACGGGTCAACAATGACGTCGAACTTCTTGCTTAGTGAGCCAACCTTGACAGCACCGATGGAGCCCTTCTCGTCATCAGCAGTGACGGAAGCGCGGAAACCAGCGGTGAACTCAAGGATGTTGGCAACTTCAGGTCCGCAGACGACGAAGTTAGCACCACCACGTAGAGTCTTACGGTGAATCTGTGCAGACACATCATTGATGGTCTCAACAAGAGTCTCGTACCACTCAGACACGGTACCGGTGAAGTCGGGAGCAGCAGAAGCAGCACCGATTTCAACACCCGTCTCGCGGTTCAAGAAGAGACCGGGGGAGCGGGACCAGTAGTAGGTACCAGCGGTTGCACCGTTAACGAGGTCAGCAAGGATCTCACGGTCAATCTCAAGAGCGATCTGCTCAGAGAGGATGCTGGTAAGCTCGACTTCGGCATCGAGGTTGTGGTAGGCGTTTAGATCCTGACCCAACTCCGGTGTCCACTTAGCCTTAAGCTTCTTGGTCTGTGCGGTGACAGCGATGCTGTCCACCTTGATGTCGATCTCGGGGATATCTTCGCTACCCTCTAGACCCCATAGGGTGGTACCAACGACAGAGCCGAGGCCTCCACCTGTGGTGATGTTGTCACGGATTGGGAACTGTAGCTGCGCAGCCGACGGGCTGGCCCCTACCGCAACAGTGTTAACCATGGTTCCAGCAGCGTCAACATCGCCAACAATGAATGTCACGCGCGAGGACTCAGCCGAACCGGTCTGCATTGTCAAACGACGGATAACCCGCGCAGAGCTTGCAACCCCAGTACAGTTATCGAAAGACGCTGAGAACGCACCCAGGTTCTTGAAGTCAGCGGGCTGACCACTAGTAGAACCAGTAATGTTGCTGCCAGCAATCGTAAAGACTGCCACACCATATGTGTCGCTTGAAGATGACAATGACAGAATGTCAGGATCATACTGCAACCACTTTCGCCTCTGAAGTTCAGTAGAACCTGTGAGCGAAAATGAATCAGCAAGACTCACCTCAGTCGCACTAATGTTACCAGAACCAGTGGGGGATGCATATGCATAACCACGGGCACCAACGGTACGCGGACCAGAAAGGTCTTCCTTGGTGGTGGCACCCACGAGGTTCACACCACCAGTGATCTGAGAACCAACCTGATTGGTACCGTAGATGGACTTATCAGCGATGTTACCCATACGATCGGTCTGGGATCCGCTCGCACCGAGGTTCGGTGAGAACACGAAGTCCAGGAAGAAGATGAGACCACTAGGTAGGCTCATCGGCTGCACGGAAACGAGATCGTTTGCGATTAGCCCTGCGAAAACGCGGCGGACGATGGGGAATGCGACGGCTGCGAAGCCCTCAACATCACCAGCGCTCATGCTGCTGCTCTCACGTAGAAGCTCCTTGGCCTGGTTCTCCAAGAGACGAGCCATAGAGTTCTTTGTGCGGTCGGTGTCAAGTCCTTCTAGAAGACCTGTGCGTTCCCACTTTGTTAACAAAGCGTGACCTTCGGCACGCATGTCACGGTTGACAACACCTTCGGTCAACCGTTCGATTATACTAGCCATTTTTAAATACCTCCTTAATTGTATATGTTTTGTATTGGTACCGTTATTAACGGATACCTGCTAGTTTTTTCATCCTATCCAGATTCGGATCAGATGCCGTTGACTCTTTACGAGTCGCACGGATTACAGAAGAGCGCCGACCGATTGCTTCGCTCAGTGATTGTGGGCGGCGCTTAGGCGCTGCCTCCACTGTGCTCTGAAGTGTATCGTAGATGGTCTTTGCCTCTGCGACGGAACCAGCATTAGAAATCGCTTCGACAATTCTTTCTTTTTGTCGCTCATTCAAGGAGGTATTTCTAAGAACACGGTTCGTGTAAAGTAAACGCGCATTAGATGAGTTAGACTCAAGTAAAGTTGACTTTAACTCGTCTATCGCGCTTTTATATTGTGTAATCTGTTGTGTGAGTTGCTTGTTCTCGAAAGTCAACTCTTCCTGAGCCTTCTTAAGAAGCTCTAGGTCTTCGGCGGCGTCAGTGCTACGACGAGCAGCTAAGCCTCTTTCCATTTCGTATTTAGTGCTCTCGGAGGAGCGGCCAGCCCAACCAGAAAGGGAGGCTGCCATATCAACGGTGAGACGCTCCATTACGGCATCAACCAACTCGTCGGAAGGCTCCTGATCCTCTTCCATGGTATCGAGAAGATCTTCATCGGCACTGTGTTCGGCATCAACCTTAGCTGCCTCAGAGTCCACATCGAGAGTGGCCTCTTCTGAGAGTTCGTCGGTGGCCTTCATGGAGTCCTCTTCGGAAAGTGCAGAAACAAGCTCGTCTGGATCGATATCGATCTCATCGCTCTCTGAAAGCTCTGCCTGAAGAGCTTCGATTGTCTCATTGAGGGCGCCGAGGTTAACGTTGAAGACCACTTCTTCATCTTCCGTGGGCATCTCTTCAAGATTCTTGCCGACTTCATCAGAAAGATTATCGGTTGCCGCAAGGGGGATCTCTTCCTCAGTAATCTCGCGATGCTCACCGTTATCCTCGGGAGCGGCAGCATCAAGCTCGCCAAAATCGTCACCTAAGTCAGGGGCTAGTTCGTCCTGCTCCAACAGGCGCTCAACGGTTTCTTTAACCTCGACTGAGTACTTGTCGATAATGGAAGCTTCCGCATTTTTGAGCGCAGCTTCTTTTAATGCCGCGGCATCCACAATAGCTTCTTTAAGCAAATTAGACATATAAGTGTCTCCTAGAAAGATAAATATTCAAAATAAATAGTGTGTTGTAAATCAAAACACCCGTTTTATCGCCAACCGGCACCGATGACGTCAGAAGAAACTGCGTGAATATTAGCAGTTCCAACATCTGAAGAACTGACCCAGGCCCAATTAAGCCCATCAGAGCTAGTAAGTATCATGCCCGACTGTCCTACCGCACAGATAGTTGTGTTGTCTGTAGCGATTTGATAAAAGCGTTTGGTGCCCACAATTCCTGGTAATGTTGAAGCCGAAAAGGTTACGCCATTCGTGCTGTATGCCATCTCACCATTACTACCAACAGCAATCCATTTATTTATGGAGCCCTTGGCGTATACAAGTCCCCAACAATTGTTTCCATGGGGATAAGATCCTGTAGTAATGGTGGCGAAGTTGTCGTCACTGTACCATGAGCCTCCGCCATTCCCGACTGCAACCCACCGCGACGTACCGTCATACGCCAATGAATTGACTCGCAAAGTTGTTGTAATCGGAGTTTGACCCCATGTTACTCCATCACTACTAGTGTACATGTTAGGATAGACCGGAGTGGCCCAGAAGTTTGTTTCTTTATAGCCGACTATAAATCCGTTTGCGTTAGAGGTCCACACGTTTGATGAGATCTCTTCCCAGGTGGCGCCGTCAGATGAAGACATGGCAGTATAATATTTGCCGGCGGAGGTTCGCTTTGTTCCGACACCAACCCATTTTCCGTTTCCCCAAGCCAAGTTGGGACCACCGTAACCGAGGGCCTGCTTACCATTGGTTACGTCCACATTGACCCAAGAGCCCGCAGTGCCTAAAGAGCCTGAATCATTGGCATACCATATTTCGCCGGCGGTGACGTCTTGGTGGAGGACCCATCGTTTGTTGGAACTACCGTCTTCACCAACAGTGACACCATAAAAAGTTTGACCACCTAGATCCACCAACTCTGAGACAGAACCTGAAGCGACATTTGAAGTGTTACTCTGCCACACTTTGCCGGCAGACCCAACAAATAGCCACTTAGCTGCTACTGCCGCTGCTTCAAACGTTTGTCCGCCATACTTGGAAATGCTATCTGAAGCAATCCCATCTATCTTGGATATGTTATCGTCTTCTACGTTGTTAACTTTAAGAATGGGCATTCTTGTTCCTTATGCCAATTCAATCCACTCCGAACTTGGATTGAAGTATATTACATTTGCCGTTGTTGTGCAATAGCCCACAATTCTTACAAAGTCGCCGGCTGCCGATGGGGCAGTGGTATTCATGTTTGCGGCAGTTGTATCTACATATATCGCTTTACCAGCGGAAAAGTTAGATAAGTAAGTGTGCGCGTCGAAGTATCCTCGAAGAAGGATGCCGTCAACCGCTGGGTTGGCACCAAGAGCAATACCAAGCATCTGATCTGCGCCTGTAGAGACAGCATCGGCATCTGCCTCGGTCCAGTTGCTGTCCGTGTGAAGATAATAAAGCTTTCCAGCAGTCGTGCTACCACCGCCGAACAGAACTACTTCACCAGCACCAGTGTCGTTACTTAACCCTGTTGGGTTTTGATAGCTTGTTATGGCGACACCGCTGGAAGCGGAGGCTATAAGCGAACCACTGATAATCGCATCACCATCGACATCCAACTCAGCGTTTGCTGTTGTTCCTTCTTTGGCAATACCAACTCTTTGAGTCGCACCAAAGAGCCTCAAGGTGTTCTGACTGTTTGTTTTTAGAATGATGTCTTTAGTACTAGCGTTAGACATGACTAACACTTCATTGGCGCTTAGCTGTATCTCTGCCTGATCAGCGCCAGCAACTTCGAAGACAATCTCTTTTGTTCCTGTATTGCTCTTTGCAATTCTTATGACTTCATTGCCAGTAGCGCCAGAGAGATGCAAGTAAGAAGAGCTTACAGTATTTGTAGCTACCACGGTGCCGGGGACATTTAAGGTCGGGTTGTTCCAGGTAAGCCCTGAAAAGGTATCTATGGTATTTGTTGAGGCGCCACAAAGGACTACGCGATTTGCGGTGTAATTGTTAATCGGGGCAGTTGTCAGGGTGTCGCCGCGACCATGGAAAGCGGTACCAGAAACATCTGATGAGGCGGAGATGACGCCTCCAACTGTTAGATTTCTTCCAACAGTGAGATCTCTATCTGCAATAATATCATTGGACGCACTGACGTCACCGATAATCTGAAGGCTATTGGTGGCTGCCTGGAAATCAAAAGTGAGGTTTGAACTTCCGCTAAAGTTTGAGCCGCTCCTAAACTGAACGTTTTGGTTAGTGCCTCCTGGGCTGGCGCCAGGAATATTGTATAGGCCGGAGCCGTTACCAACGAACTGACTGGAAGAGACATGCCCAGAAGCACTGAGATTAAGCGTTGTTACTGTCCCGGAGCCATCATATGTAAAGTTGGAGTTCCCCGTGAAGTTGCCTCCAGACCTATACTGAACTTGACTATCGGAACCACCAGGGGAAGTGAAGGTCAATGTATTCTGCATGTAGGTGCCCAACACAGCCATGGTGGAATTCTTTAGCGCATTGCCGGAATCGGAGTCAGAAATCAAAAACTGATCGCCATTACTTAAGCCAGCTTTAGCGGTCGCGTCATTCGGTGTTACTCTCAGGGCGGTCCCTGCTAGCCCTAAGCCACCTGTAGTAGCTGTATTGACGTTGATACCATTTGAATCGACGCTAATGCCATTTGCGGCCTTTGCTGACAGCTTGCTGGACTGGTTTTCAAGTCCATTTCCGAAATATATATTTGATGCGGATAGCTGACCGCTAACCTTTGAGGTCTCCAGCGGGATCCCCTGAAGGGCGGCGGCGGAGCCAGAGAAGATAGACGCTGTAAGCGCACTCCCATCGAAAGTAAGTTGAGTATAACATGTTGCGGTACCATCTCCATCGGATACTACAACCCTGCCGGCTCCATCGCCTGCGATTGTGCTAATCGCGCTTGAGGTCAGGAGGGCGCCAGTGGCTGTGTCGTAAAATGCACTAGCCGAAACTGTACTGGCGAAAGTTTTATTTCCGCGGATTGTCTGGTTGCTATAGTCGTCAACCATGCTCTCGATTGAGCCACTATCGTTGCAGAAATTAACGGTTCCGCATAAAGTATTATAAGCCATGCATATTGTTCCTTGTCTATAAGTAGGTAAAGTTTATTTGTTTACGACCACAAAGGCACCAAAATTTGTGTAATTTTCTGGATAGTATCTGAAGTTGTGCCTTTCTAATATCTGGAAAACAAGTTCTTTCATTCTCGCAGAATCTCCAGTGATAATCTTTAACGGTGTATCATTAAGTAGGACAAAGTTTTCTACGTGCCTTTCTACTGCCGAGTGGTACATGCCATGCAAATCTAATGTCGCCATTGAAACCTCTTTTATAAATAGTACAAAAAAAAGGACGCTCCCCATAAAGAGGAGCGCCCAAATATAGAATGATTAACCCGAAGGGTAATCGACGTCTAAACTACCAGACCTTCCAGAGGTTAGCAGCAACGTACATCAAGGAGACCGCACCGTAGTTGGATTCGAGAGAGATAGAAGCCTCACCATCAATGCTGTGGGCGCCAGCGCCGCGAGCAATGATAAGATCGAAACCACCCAAAGAGGCGGGGGCCTTAACGTGGATAACGTCACCAACAGACGGAGCCGCCGGAAGAGTCAGAGTACGATCTGCGGTCAAAGACGCAGAACCGTAGTTCATACCCTCAGCAAGAGTAGCGTTGGCGTCAGCGAAGGTCGCGACGTCGTTACTCTGGACAGAGAGGACACCGTTAGTAGCAGTTAGACCACCACCAGCCATGGCTGTGACGAGGTCCGCAATGGACTCCTTCTTGGTGGAACCATCGGTGGCATCGATAAAGGCGAAGCTGTCGGCGGAGACTGCAATAGCAGCAGCAGACAACTCAGAAAGATCGAGAGCCAAGACACCGCTTGCAGCGGAGAGGCCGTCACCAGCGAGGCCGGTAGCGACATCATCGTTGACCATGCCATCGTGGATTGCATCAGCAGAGATGGTCAAGAGACCATCAGCGCCTAGAGTAGCGTCACCAGACATGGAGCGGTAGATCAAGTCGTCGCCATCGGAGACCGGGAACTGCGCAGCAGAACCAAGTGCGAGGGCAGACGGGTCACCGGAAGCGTCACCAATGATGAAGGAACCACGAGTGATGCCTGCCATCTTAGCGAGAGTCACACCATTGTCCTTCAAACGAAGGCTATCAGAGTTGATCTCGATGCCAGTACCATCGACGTTGACGGCGAGGGTAGCGATAGAATCCACGCCACCACCGTAGGAAAGACCGTTGCCGGCGAAGGAGCCAGAGAGACCAACCTTGTCAGAAGTGATTCTGACAGCGCCGGTGACTTCGACAGCCAAGACACCGCTTGCAGCGGAAAGACCGAGGCCTGCGAGACCAGTAGCAACGTCATCGTTGACCATGCCATCGTGAACCGCATCGGCGGAGATGGTCAAGAGACCATCGGCGCCCAAGGTGGCGTCACCGGACATGCTACGGTAGATCAAATCATCACCGTCAGAGACCGGGAACTGTGCGGAAGAGCCGAGTGCAAGAGCAGACGGGTTGCCGGACGCGTCACCAATGATGAACTTACCGCGGGCAAGTCCAGCCATCTTGGCAAGAGTAACACCGTTATCCTTCAAGCGAAGAGTGTCAGCGTTAGTCTCGATACCACTGTCATCGACGTTAACAGCCAAGACGCCGCTTGCAGCGGAGAGGCCGTCACCAGCAAGACCGGTAGCGACATCATCGTTGACCATGCCATCGTGAACTGCATCAGCAGAAATGGTAAGGACGCCTGCGGCCAATGTAGCGTCACCGCTCATTGAAACGTATGCGAGGTCTGTACCATCAGACTGCAAGAACTGGTGGGCAGAGCCAACAGCAAGAGCCTGCGGGTCGCCGGACGCATCGCCGGAGATAATGGAACCACGAGTGATACCAGCCATCTTAGCGAGAGTCACGCCGTTGTCCTTCAAGCGAAGGGTATCGGAGTTGATCTCGATGCCAGAGCCGTCGACGTTGACAGCGAGAGTGGAGATAGAATCCACGCCGCCACCATAGGAAAGACCGTTGCCAGCGAAAGAACCGGAGATACCGACCTTGTCAGAGGAAACCTTGACAGCGCCAGAAGCTTCAATAGCCAAGACACCAGAAGCGGCGGAGAGGCCGACACCAGCAAGGCCAACTGCAACGTCGTCGTTCAACATGGTGTCGTGGACTGCGTCAGCAGAAATGGTCAAGAGGCCGTCAGCGCCTAGAGTAGCGTCACCGGACATGGTACGGTAAACCGGATCATCACCATCAGAGATCATGAACTGAGTAGAGGTACCGAGAGCGTGGTAGGACGGGTTGCCAGAAGCATCACCGACGATGAGAGAACCACGAGTGACACCAGCCATCTTGGCAAGAGTGACACCGTTATCCTTCAAGCGAAGTGTATCAGCGTTAAGCTCAACACCAGAATCGTCGACGTTGACAGTGTAGACACCGCTAGCGGCGGAGAGACCGGGGCCAGCAGCAGCAGTCGCGTAATCAGCGAGAGTGTCGGACTTGACCTGACCGTCTGCGTCCTTAAAGTAGAATGAGTCTGCGCCGACTGCAACAGCAGTGTCAGCAACACCGTCGAACTTGACGGCGCCGGCTGTGGTTAGATCACCAGCAGCCTTAATGTAGCCGGAACCAGAGAAATCAGTTGTAGTGATTCCCTCTTCCTGCTGTAGAGAACCGCTCATCACAGCAGCCCCTAATTGAAATTTATAAGCCATTTATAAAACCCTCCATAGTAATAGTTTTTTTAGGCAACGAAGCGAGAGATAAATCCCACTTCGTCGCTCTTAAATAGTCTTCTGGAGGGCCTTAATTTTTAGTAGATGAAGTATCTATTGGCGCCGTTACAATAAAGATGAATTGATGCGTATGGTGACTCCAAAACTACTGAATTTTGCCCATCAATCGTTTGACCGATGGCTGCATTGATCGTGATGTTCCGGGCATTTGCGCTGCCTCCCTCATCTTTAACGACCACCGTCTGACCGTCTCGCATCAGTGCTGCATTTGGCAGACCCAGCGCTATTACCCCTGACGCATTTACAGTGTCGACTCCAACGTAATAATCGGTAGTCGAAATACTGTAGTCCTCGACTACGCTTACGCGCTTCATTTGGAGGCCTCCGTTAATCGCCAAGACAGAAGAGCTAAACATCAAATCAACAGAGCCAGTAATGTCTCCGTCTATATCATGAAATTGCAGAGCCGCTATTGGGCCCTCTGCTACGACGTGATCGGCTTTAACATTTATAAGATTGCCGCCATCTCCGTAGAATGCAGAAGCAGACATATTCAAACTAGAACTTATAGTCTTGTTGAATGTAATAATATCTTGCACCTCATTAGAGGCGATGGTGGCGCCATTTGTGCCAATATGAATGGAGCCAGTGCCAACAAACAATTCTTTCCATCTATTGCTAGGTGAGCCCAGAGAAAATGCGTTACTGCCCGATGGAGCAATTGAGCCAGTAATCGTCAGGCCGCGGCTAGCGGATATGTTAACTGTTCCAGTAAAGAACGAATCTCCAGCATATAAGGTGTTTGCAGTGACCCCAACTGAAGCCGTTATGTCTCCATTAACAGTTAACAGAGAACCATCAAAAGTAAGATTCGGTTCCCCAACCATACTGTTGGCGTTGGCGCCCACTGTGAGGAGGTTGTCCGCCGAAGCATTGGCGACTATCCGAGGTATTTCTGTGACCGAAGCTCCGTTTCCGTAGAGGAGGCTTCCTGATAGGGTTGCGGCTGTGACCGCTGAGACGTTGCGCAATTCAACAGAACTTGCACGGATGGCCCCGGACATAGCGTTATAACCCATGGTCGCTGCCCTCTCCTTAGTCTATATTAGTATACGAACCAATTAGCTCCATTACTATATAGACTGATTGCCGGATAGCTTCCAGAAAGTACGTAGAAATTGCTGCCATCGATAGTATTGGGCGATGATGATGAGACAATAACCTGTCCGGCTCGGCTCGCTACTTCATCTTTAATCACTATAACGGCGCCCGATTGGGCCGAGGTTGCTGCGTGAACTCGCAGTTCCACGTTCCCTACCTTCTGGATCCCAATAATATAGTCAGCATTCGATGAAGTAAACAGAGATGCGGTAACCGGGGTATATTTACCGGCGAAGCCTCGTACTGTGACGCGCTCAGTTGTTGTTGAGACATTTAATATTGGTGTCGACGAGGACAGCGCAACTGTCATACTACCGGTGCGAATGTGAACATCGCCATTGCTGTTACCGAAGTAAGTGGAGCCAGACGCTTCGGTGACGTTAGAGATGTGATACTCGCTAGCGTACAGAGCGCCATCAATGCGGACTGTTCCAGTAATAGCGAGAGTGCTGGGATCATATCCGCCTACTGAAGCGGTATAATACATAAAGTCAGTAGAACCAGTGGAGTTGGTTTCTGTTGATATGAACTGAACTGAGCCAGAGGGGCCACCAACGTTGGTGGCATTAATATATGCCCAAGCGTACTTCGCCATGAGTTTATACCCCTACAGCAACAGGGCCAGAACCAGAGAAGTTTAAGCCTAAACTACCAGATGTGCGTTGCCTAGGAATAGTGGTAAGGCCAGCTACCACATCGCAGGTCCCGGCAGAGCCACCATATAACCATAAATTGGTAAGTTTTGTTTCATATACTGTAGATTTTCCGTAGCCGTTTGATCCGCTCGCATCTACCGTAAAATAGTAGCCGGCACTGGTCACGCCGGCGGCCGAATATCCAACACGAAGCGGGACAGTGGATTTGTTAATAACTTGAAACCATCGGGTTACATAGGGAAACTCCACTACGCGAGCAGTTGTATCATAATCAACACTGGCGCTTGCAAACGGCCTTCCGCTTACCTGAAACGCTGGTACATTGTTAATTCCTACTTCTGCTTTCCATGACATTGCCATAATATTTTTTCCTTTGTTTTAACCTTGTCGTAACTATAAATAGTTAATAAACTTTTCTCCTGCGTCTTTCAAGCGCTCTTTGTCTTTTTATTTCATCGCGACGGCGCTGACGCGCGGCACGTTCACGTTTTTCCTTTTTCTTAACCGATGGTTTTTTAAAATATCTACGCTCTCGTACTTGTTCTAAGACGCCCTCTTTCTTGACTTTCCTAGTGAACTTCCGAATCATCTTATTCGGGTCGCCGCGGCACTCTTTGGCTTTAACGGTAACTCGTGCTGTTTTACTCATTTTATTTCATTGCCTGCCAAACTTTAGAAGCACTGTTGAACAATGAGGATATGTCCACTCCTGGATCGCCAGCATCCCCTAGATCGGGTGCTCCCGCAGCAGGAGAAGTAGTGCCGCCGCGGGTTGGCTGGACATTTTCAAATATATCCACGCCGTTATAGGCGTCTTTCCCGACAGCATCCATCATCTTCTTTCGGTGCTCTTGTAGTTTATTGTTGGTTTCTTTGACGTGGCGTTTACGATGTTCGCCCTCATTAAATAGTACATCGTCATTGTTTTTCTGCGTTGCCTCGACTACAAGATTACCTTGCATGCCCTTGGCCACTTCCGCCACAACATTGCTTAAAAGCCCTTCTTCTAAAAGGACTTCATGAATACACTCTTTTACAAGCGGCTTGATAAGCTGTTTTAGTTCTGCTTTTTTCATGTATCACCCGTCTCGTCTTCAAGCACCTCGTTTAACAATCGGTTAATCCGATCTGCCTTGGTGAACACTTCATTTTTGTACTCCTTGGCCTCTTTCATCATGAAGGCGCCAGGAGTTGAAGGCTCAGAAACCATATCAAAGCAGATTAACTGAAAATCGTCTTCTACGGTAGTGTGCCCATTTGACTCAGTCACAGAGCCCATGCCTCGTGAAGATATGCCGATGCTCACTCCGTCTTTAACAAGCTCCTGAAGGATCTTACCGGAAGGAGTATTTAGAACACGAAGTTTGCCCATAACATTGTTTCCGTCCATCCAGCACTCAGTGACAAGATGTGAAGCATTCTTGAGGTTGATAACGGAATCATCGGGATGATCGAGTTCACCTAGAGAACGCTTTTCTTTTATAAGCTTCTGATAGTTTTTGACTTCAGTCCGCAAAACTCGCAACGGATATGTTCTTCCATTTCCGTTGACAGTTTCTGCCATCTGCATAATTCCAGACAACATCATGCCGCCGTCTGCAACAAATCTCTTTTCCTCTTCGGTCAGTAGATCTTGGCAGATTCCGCCATCACACAATTGATAATATTCACGTAAAAGTACTTTACTCATTGTTTATTCCTTAATAAAAAATGCGGGCGCAACCCGCCCGAATATGCAGCCAGACTTACAAAGTCTAACCGGCTGAAGCATCCACTTCTTAGTCCATGTGCTGTTCATCAAATATCTCCATCTTTTGTTCGTATTTAATCCCTGAATCTCCGAAGATCATGTTCAGAACATACGATGTTCCAGAAGACAACCAACCTAAAATAAAGAAATTGGCAACAGTAACGTCAAAATTAAATAGTTCTGTATATGGGGAAAGTAGCATTAAAAACCAACCTACATGAAAACCCATGCACATCGGACA